CGTAATATTGCAGTAGCGGATTTAGTTACACCGCCAATCATATGAATTAGACCAAATCCGTAAAATCCCAATCCAGGAAGGAATTTATAATGCGTAAAGTACTCAACTTTTCTACGCATAGGGTCTGTTGGGTCATAATTTTGCCGTATCGACAAAACTTCATTAGTGTCTAGGCAAACAGTAATAATATACGGTAACGCCAAGCCGGTAGGCTCGTCGTTTTCATCTTTATCTTCAAAACCTTCTAAATCAAACTCGCCGTGTACTTCTAATAGCGTATATTCGTCATCACCGCCGGTACGGTCTACACCTTCAAGCTCATCTATCTTATCTTGTAGATCATTTTGCTTAATATACGAAGGAGACCCCATAGAAACGTCACGATAAAACCCAGACAGCTGTAATTTCTTCAAATCATTCTCTGTCATCCTAATGACGTGAGTAATTCGTGAAGCAGTTACTAAATCATTAGTTGTATACGGGACAACTAAGTCTTCTGCCTTAACAAAACGAGAAACCGCTCTACCTACAGAGGGATCGTAGTAACTTTTCTTAAAAGCAGATCCTGCCAAGGGGAGGTAAAACAACATTTGATCCATTTCAGGATCATATTCTTCCATCTTATAAGTAAGTTGGTAGTTCATGAAGTTTTTAACACGATTTGCTTGTTCAAGTTTTGGATCTGAGGTGACGCCCATCACTTGCGTGTCTACTGGTCCCCCTGCAGGCAGTAACTCGCGGTAAGTTTGTGCCTGAAAGTGCGTAACCGCTTCAGCTAGTAGCGGATGATACACGCCGCTTGCACCTTCGAAGGGTTCACTGCGTGTATTTGTTTTAATTCCTAGTAAATCTAGTCCGTCTCGGAAAGTTTCATACCAGTCTTGACGAGAATCTAAGTCGTCATGGTAATAAGACGTAATTTTTGAAGCAAGTTCGCCTCTTGTGGACTCGTCTAATATCTCAGCAATGTTTTCGCCAAACGATATTGCATAATCTTCGTCAAATTCATCACCGAAACTAGCGATGCCTTCGTCGTCTATAAAAACTTCGACGACTTCGTCTTCTAAAGGCTCCTCTTCTACTTCAATTTCAAATTGTTCAGCCATAACGCGGAACGATACCTCGTTTTAATTTAATAATAAATCAGTAATATGCACGGACTTTGGGGTAATATTCCTCTTCGTCGTCGTAATCTGAGTCTAATCTCAAAAATCCACCATTTCTAAAGCGTATTAACGCTAATGTTGTGGAATCCACCAAATCATCATGCTCTCCGTTAGGAAAGTCCGTAACTTCTTCCATTAATTCTTCAGCCCAGCGGTTTTCTGGCACCCAAACCTTACCTTCTTGGAACATAGGGCTAACTGAATTCAACCTCGCAATCTTATCTTGGCCTTTGTTGGGTGAATACGTGTTAATCGGTATGCCGAGTCTGCGTAATTCTTGCGTTAGCGGGATACCTGTTGCTTTCGTTTCAATAATTACAGAATCAGGATCCCAATATTCGTACAAACGTATCGCTTCTCGCTTTAGCTCAGGAAAATCTAGTCGCTCTTTTACACAATCAATCAAGATAATGTGCGCCTGACCTCCTGGATACATCTCATCGTTAATTTTTCCTTCCGGATAAAACACACCCCATGTAGTTATCGCTGTAAAGTCAGCACGTTCAGACTTTAAAAACGCCGTATCGTAACTTTGAATTAGATATTCACAAGCTGGAGGTGCGTCGTTAGGCCAAATCTTAAACCACTCCTTCGGAATAATGGAAATACCTTCGCCGGTTGGCCGCTGCATGTACTGAGCCGCCCACTTTGAAGGAGGAACCGAAGCCTTAATCGACTCAAGTTCTTCTAATTTCCAAAATTCAGGCCATAACGACTTACCCGATGGCAAGATTGCAGGAAACTCAATCAGTTCCCATTGGTCTGCATTCTTATCTTGCATCATTTTCTTGATCAATTTACCCGTTAAGTCTTTTTTAGACCAACGAGTCATCACGATAACGATGGCACCTCCTGGTTGGAGACGCTGTCGGGGGCCAGTCATAAACCAATCGTAGGCTTCGTCTAGTGATTTATCGGAAAACGCATCTTGTTCGGAGTGCGGATCGTCGATAATGAACAAATCAGCACCACGACCTGCAAGTGCACCGCCTATACCTGACGCATAATACTCACCGCGTTGCGAAGTTAACCATTTACCCGCGCTTCTTGAATCAGCCTTTAGTTCTGTCTTAGGAAATATTTCACGATATTCTTCAGTGTCAATTAAGTCACGCACCTTACGACCAAAATTTATAGCTAGGTCAGCCGTGTGCGTTGCTTCAATAATCTTTAACTTAGGGTTTTTTCCTAACAAGTAAGCAGGAAACAGGTGTGATGCAAATTCAGACTTCGTATGTCTGGGCGGCATGTTGATAATTAGCCGCTTTAGTTCACCGCTTGCTATTTTATCAAACGCCTGTGCCATTTTACGGTGGTGATCACCGTTAATAAATTCAGGCCAGATGATTTTTACAAAGTCAATAAAGCTAGAAGCAGAAGTTTCTCTGCGTTCGCGCTTTTCAAGTTCTTCAAGGAGAAGTGTGAACTCTTTTGCTTCACTCTTAGATAAGAATGACAGGTCTACGTTTTTTAGATCCTTGAGGATATCACTCATTTACGAAATGTCGCGTCTAGTAATTCAGCAACCCTGTTATTTACTGGGCCTCCTTGAGCTTTTTTAACCTTCGGAAAAGCATGCAACTCTCTTTGTGTTTTATTCCTACTTCCGGTTTTCCTACGAGCATACGTGTCCGGATCAATAGGATAAATCACATCGGCTGGTGAAACATCGTATAGATATTCTGGGTACACGTTGCGAACTCCTTTACGATACTCTGCCATCTCTAACGGCCAAGTAAACGATCGGCGTGAAAACAGGTTCCTAGGATCATTCGGCCCTCCAGATTCTTTTCTAGCTTCCGACGGAGATAATTGCTCTCGAAAACTTTCTTCTAATCTATGTAATACGTGCTCAGGGTAATCTCTCCCTACGCTGGGGTCTAGATCAATATCATCCAGATTTCTTTGCTGTCCGAAAGTAGGCGTTTCAAATGATTCTGCATAAGTCTGTTCCTTTGAGTCTCCTGTTCTTAATAAGTCAGCTAACCTTGCTCTCATTTCCCCGCCCTCTCGGGCATAATATTCTTGACCTTTTCTTAATAGGAGGTTTTGGATAAACATGCTTCTTTGTGCAATATCCATCTCTCTTAGTCTAGGTTTTACTCCTTGAGATTCAGTCATATGCCGTATGGCTCTTGTTATATTTTCAAAGACGCTATCAATCTTTTTCGGGTTATCAACGTCTATCCCCGATAAGCGGAGATAGTCTACAGGCGACTTGCGAATAACTTCGGGGTCGACTTTTTCCATTTTAGCAAACTCAGGAATTCTTTGTCTTAAAAGATAGTCTATAAAAGCAAAAGTATTTGCATCTACACCTTTAGAACCAAATTTATGATAATGAGGTAGCATAAACTCTTCGTCAAAAAACATTCCTTTGAGTTTTTCAGAAAACCCTTCAGGGTCTGCGACTAATTCGTCTTTAAACATTTTTAAATCACGACCGGCATCTCTTGATGATAAATATGCAGGGTATGCGTATTCTTTTTTTAGAAATTGTCCTATTGCATCACTAGACTTAAATATCTGTGACTTAAATTGTTCCGGAGTTTTAAATCGATCATCATTTGACCCACCTAGAAACTTTTTTTCTTCAGGATCTAAAAAACTTAACCAATTCGTTCCTGCGTCTCTTCGCTCAAAAGTATCAATCGCGTGTTGAGTTTCATGAAGTATTGTACCTAAAAGACTATCATTAGTTCGTTTTCTAAGTTCATTAAAGGCGACTTCAGCTTCAGAATTAGGTTCTGGTATTTCCCTACCCATCGTCTCAGGCTTTTGAAAATTAAGCCAAGTTTTATAACCAGCTCCTAGTGTTATTTCATTATTTTCGGGGCTATAAGAAGCCCCTATGTTTTTATCCATATCTGGGTTATATCTTATTGTAGTGTTTTTTAAATGAGGATATTCTTCAAATAGCTTAGGAAAACTTAACACTTGATCTAAAGTCAGCTTTGGTTTACCCAATTTTTTTGGACCTGTGTAATAAAGATCAGCCCTCATTAAAGATTCATCTAGCATTGGGCCTCTCGACTTAAGTCGAGATCTTGACGAATTGATTTCAATCGCAGGCATCTCGTCAATAAAAGAACGAAAAACTCTTAAGTCATCCCCTGCCTCTTTCTGATCGTTCCAAAAACTTGCGTAAAACTCACGATAATCAGCTTGCTCGCTGCTTCTTTGAAAAGAACCTTCTCCACGACCTTCAACTCCCGTAGGACGTAGAGGTCTAAGTCCTTTTTTCGCGGCCTTAGTTTCAAATTCTTTTAATTGCTCTAATTTACTAGGAGCAGACTTCATTTTCCTACCGCCTATAATGCCTAACACCTGTCCATCGTCGCCAGCTGTTCGAGCTATAGATCTAGAAGTTCCTGCTCCAATACCTGCAAGTGTTGACCCCATGTTGTATAAAAACTCGGTGGGTCTAGTAATCTGGCCAGTGTCTTCGTCCTTGGTAGTAATACCTCCTGCTTCAATATTTTGAGCACTTTTAATTGTGCTTTTCATTAAATCAGGAAGTATCTGAGGAAGCCCTCTTATAAATTCTTGTGTTTGTTTTTTCACCTCGGCTTTTTCTTCAGGTGTGCCAAATAAGGCTCGGTCGCCGAATTTTAACAAGTCACTGATACCGGTGATTATCGGAGGCTCACCTGCTTTATAGTCGTACTCTCCTGGTTTGTAACTTATGAGAGGACGTTCTGTGGTAACTGCGTCTCCGTCAAAACCTCCGGTGAATCTGTAAAATTGTTCGCCGTAAGTGGACTCAGGGGCTTTTGTCTGTTTTGCTTTTAACGGGGCGAAAGGAGAAAGGAGAGGAGTTGTTACTCCTTCTTCTGCTTCGGGAATACCGCTGATATCATAATCCTCGTCTTCTTTCGGAGGAAGCTGAGTGTATCGGTCTATTATTCCACCGATAACCTCACGGTCAGCATCTTGCTGTGCTAACCTCTCAGCTAAAAGTTCTTGGACTCTTTCGCTGGATCTAGCCATTGCTTATTTATCTTGGGCCAAGGACAGGAGCTTCTTCTCGTCGGTTAGCTCTTCTTTCTCTAATACGCGAACCTAATGCTTTTACTCCTTGGACACCCATTTCACCTAACGCATATCCAGGAATTAACTGTCGCGCAAGTCTGCGCTTTTCTTCTGGATCCTCAGTTTGTTTAATAGCCTGTAGTATTTCAAGCTGAGATACCCCAGGAGTTTGGTTTTTTACAGTCTCTATGAGACCTTGTTTTATTCCGGCTTTTATACCACCGGTGCTTCCATCCTCGTACCGTCGAGGTTGTACTGGCCCACCCGCAGCCATCTGATCAATATCCGCTGCTGACGCGCTAACCATACCCATTCCAGGATTTGCTTCCATCTGCGCCATCATCGCATTGCCGACATTCCTGACTCCAGGATCTACGTCCATCTGCATCTGGCTAATTTTTTCTACCGGAAAGTTATACACGTCTTGTGGTAACCCAACTGGTCCACCGCTGCGAGCAAATTGTACGTTAGTGGGCTCTGCTCCTGTCGTCTGTTGTTGCTGTAGTAGCTCTATGAGCTCTGGAGGTATTTGTTCACCTTGGAAACTAGGTGACTCATACATGTCCCCACCGTAAGTCTCTGCTAATGCTTGTCGAAAATCAGGTGCTGCCATTTCGGCTGGAACATCATCACCTATTGGTGAGATTTCTAACTGGTTCGACTCTGGAATAACAGGTGCAGCCCCCGCAATATACATGGCTTCTTGATCAGCTTTTTCTTTCGCTTTACTTGCCTTTTTAGAAGCTGCAATACCTGCTCCTGCAGAAACAACCGTGGCTATTGCAGCAACAATAGGCCAAAACGCTTCCTTCTTTCCCGTTACGGGATTGCGAGTCAGCTTACCTCCTGGAGTCATGTTCTCCAGCATCTTGACTTCAATTGGATTTAAATGAACTAGCTCGGTATCACCAAACCGTCCTTGTTTCTCAACCAGATCAGCCGCTTTACTTAAGTTCATTTGTAGCTCTTACCGTAATATCCTTTTTGGAAAACCTGACCGCCAGTCTTATAACTTGCTGGCACCATCATTCTTCTGCGACGTCGCGTTCCTGGACGACCGCCCATGTTCTTCTTTTCAGTCTTCGCAGCTTGCCTAAAGTTCTCAGCGGTCGGTGCGCCTTTCTCACCTTTCCTTCGCATCCGCTCACCAGAACCTGCTGCTATACGTTTACGCTTCGCGTGTATATTTGCATATAATCCTGGA